TCCCGGCGTACCCCTCCCCCATAAAGGGAGGAGTACACCCCCTACTCGTTTAGGGCGTAGGAACCCCGCCGCCGGATGCCCTCAGGTTTTACAGCTCTGAGGGACTCCTCTCTAAAGGAGAGTTAGACCGGGCGGCCGAACCACCTTCGGAAGTTTTCAATTTCCGTCGGTTTCGGCTGGTTCTAGCGGTTTGTGCTAACCTACAACAAGTCCAGATGAGTCTGTCCCCGCCCCTTAGCTCTGTCCTGACTCTCGGCTTAGCATTCTTACGTTTGCTTCGCTCGAAGTCGGCCAGGTTGGGACGGCAGGTTGTACCGCCCAATGCTGAGTAAGCCTCCTCGAGACAACGTCCCAAGGAGGAATCTACTCAGGCTAAGGGATCAGACCCCTTTGGCAGTCTGTCCCGGATGGTCTTCACCATCCGTGCTTGGAGATTGGTTACCGGAGACGTTCCCTCGGTTAGTCAGGGGAGCACTTGTGCTCTCCTGACGAACCCGAAGGATTCGTTGTAAGGGCCGTCTCGAGCAACGTCCTGCTGTATGCGTCTTTCACAAGACGCTAAGGCAAGGCGTGGATTGACTGAAGTCCTACTAGACTTCCTCTTCGCATCAAGGCGAAGGAGGGAGTGGCCGATCTCCCCGTAGAGGTTGACCAGATTGAAGAACTGGTCCCCCTCCATTTCGATTCCGGATAATCCGACGATCGAAATGCCTAGGGTCTCTACTTCCTGGAGTGGCCCGTAACCGGACCACGAAAGGTTGTTGAAAACCCTAGGTATGAGGAGAAAGGCCAAACCGTCGAGCACTCCTAGGAGAGCTCTCCGGTCAACTAGTAGGCCCCTATTTATTCCCAGTAACGTCGCGTAGGCATGGCCGACGCGGTCGACAAGAAGGGTGACGGTGAAATCCCGTCAACCCCCTCGTCCTAGTTCTGTTAGAATTCAGGGCAAAGGGGTAAGGTCATCTCCATTAAGGGCGAGTCGTTTTGCGAACTCGCCCCTTGAATGGAGGTCATCTGAAAGGTGGGACTTGGATAAGCTGATGTCGCATCCTAGAACGTTAATTACTAGGTGGGCATAAGCCTCTCCAAGTTTCCGCCCTCGGATGACTATGTCATCTCCTAAGATGGCATATTGACCTTGTGCACTTACTCCTGCTCTTTTCGCTGCGGCCCACACAATAAAATGGTGGGCCAAGGCGAAAGCTCCCCAACAGGATTTTATTCCCATTGGGCATCCAACCTCAAAGTGGTAAGATTTTCTCTGATAGAGAAAACCACTAAGGGGTTCGATGATCTGCTGCCATAAGGAAGCAACAGATGGGCTACAGAGCGCACAAATAACCTTATACAGGATCCGTTTTGGGAAACGGTCCGTGGCATTACTTAGGTCGTAAGACGATAAGTATTCACGGGGGTTTAGACTGGTCCATTCTAGGACCTGTCGAAACCCTTCCTGTTGGTTAAAAGTGTGGTCTTCAGGAATTTTCCTGAGGACTTGGAATAAGTACTCATGAAGAGGCTGGAGGACCGTCTGAGTTCAGTACGGTCCCACTGCGACTACTCGGGTTTTACCCTTGTAGTCGGCGATCGCCGCGAGGCGAAAGCCCTCCGATGTGGGTTCCTCTTCCGGGATGTCTTCCCGGACTTCTACAATTTCTTGTAGGAGATCAGAAAGATTAAATTCTTTGATAGAGGAGGAGCCTTTATCCCAGTACTCTACCTCGATTTGAGTCGAGGCGGAGGATAGGATGTCTAGATAGGACGTAGGGAGTTTAACCAGCTCCCTACAGGCGGTGTCCCCAGCCAACTTTCCGTATGGTCCGTTGGTCTGAGGCATCGCTAACCTCAAGGTCAGCCCCGGATCCCAATCCGGGGCCCCTTGTAGGTTGTCCTTCCAAGCTGGAATTTCTTCCAGCAAGGAATCTAGCTCACTTCACGAACCGTGAAAAGGGTTCGTGATAGGTGCCAAGTCGGCCTTTATGGGGCCAATGAGGTACTTTACCCGACTTGTTC